GTACCAGGTATCGTTTCAGGTATTGCGGCTTCTTCCTGAAGGGCATCACTTAACCCGCCAGTAAAGCCGCTCATAGCCCTTTCGACCACCGCTCGGAGTTCGTGCTTTATCGGGTCGGTCTCGTAGTTCGGTGATGTCCCCAAGTAGTCCCAAGCCTTCTCTAAAAGGTTCGCTGGCCTGCCGTAAAAATAAGAATTTATCGGCCTGTCCCAGAAGCCATAGTCCTGATAGCCATAGAAAAGCTGTCTTTCTATCTGCCCATCGCTGTATCCGGCGTTTAATGATTGTTCAACTTTCCGGCTGATATGAAACAAAATCAGTTCATCCGAATATCCGGCGTTTCGAGAAGCGGTGATTTTGTCGGCTACGCCTGGATAATATTTTTCAAGGCCACCTCTGACAACAGGCCCGCCCGCAGCATCAAAGTCAACGTAGGGTTTCATCTTTGCGGGTCTGTGTTCATACAGCCATTGTCTCCCTGGACTTAACGGCGGTATGCCGTACTGAAAGCCGAGGTCGAGCTTCACAAGCGGTTCAGAGTCAAGGAACCGTATTGGCGGCTCGGACGGGTCTGCAAATTGTGTCGGTTGGTATTTTAGCATTATTGCCATATTCTTTCAGGGTCGAGTTCGCTCCCGACCCTTTTAGTTTTTTTGATTTCCACTGTTTCACCGGCCTCTATTTTTTTCAGGATTCTTTCTCGCGCCGCTGGCGAAAGCGAAGCCAGCCAATCAATAAACTCATCACTCATCTTATCCAAAACGCTCGGCTGTAATCGGGCTTTGTACTTACGATTAAAAGGCACAATCCAGGAACGTATTCTTGCTTTTCTGGCGGCTTGTTCCTTGATAGATACCGTAGGACGTTTTTCGGGCGTTATGGCCACAGGCGGCGCTTCAGGGGGCTTCTCGACAGCTTCAGAGGGCGGTTTAGCGGTAGGTGGTTTAATTTTCAGCATTCGTGTCAAACGAGCGATTTTTTCTGGCGATAAAATTAAAGCCTTCTCCCAATAGTCGATAAAGTGCGGTACGGCAATTGCTCTCGCTCTATCATAAAGGTCTTTGTCTTTTAGTTTCTCGGTCTCTATTGCACTAAACAGTTCGTCCATTGCCAGCGAATAAGCCAAAGCACCTTCAGGGTGTTCAAACTTTGTGAATGTATCAGACCATCCAAGGTTTTGTTTCAAATACATATCGGCTCGTTTGAACCAAAAGGACTTGAAAACGTCAAGTCGTCCTATAAGTAAATCGCCGTCTTTAACGTTCAAGCCCTTGCCAACCAGAGCCGATATATCTTCTTCCGTAATACCTGATTTCGGGTCTCGTATCTGGTCTAATACTTTTGCTTCTATCTCTGGGTCTGATGTTGTATATTCAGCTATTTCGTATCTGTTCTGGTCTTCTCTCCTTTTCTTTATGGCGTTCCGCTGGGTTTCGGTTATGCCCTCATATTCATTGATATACATCATTGCCTCTTCATAAGGCTTTGCCTTTGCCGTTTCGTAGATGGCATCGATGAGCTGTTGCGATAGAAACTTTTTCTCTGCTTCTTCAATAACCGCAATATCATTTTCAAGTTGGATTCTGCCGGTTTTTTCCTCAAGTAATCCCGATTCAAACTGCGCTTCATAGATAGCTGTCAATCCAGGTATATCAAACTCGGTCATAGCCCGTTCTCGTCCGGCGTTAAACCTTCCCAATTCCTGCTTTGACTTTATTGCCTCCATAGATGTCTGCGCTCTTTGATTTATCAAACCCTCGTTCAGTGCAAGGAAGTTCGTGAAATTAGCCTCTGCAATTCCAGTCTTTAATGTCCCTGGTATGGCTTTAATCTGGGCCGAAATCTTGTCCCATTCCTTCTGCAACTCTTCGGGACTTGCATTGGGTCTGTCTGCGACAAAGGTACTGAAACTTTCTATAAGGGTATTAACCTGCCCCCTTGCCTCGGCTTCTTCATTAGCGGCTTGTGCCTTAACGAGCTTATCAAATATGGCCCCGCCAAACCCCGTCAGCGTTTGCCCAAATTGTATCTCTGGTCTATCAGCCAATTCATAGGGGGGCTTCGCTATCCCCGCCCTTGCAGGTGGTAATTCTGTGCGCTGGTATATTGGGATATTCGTTGCCATTTAGAAATTCCTAATCCAACCAGGGATTTGTTGCTGCTGCCATACTCCTCGCCCACGGACTTGCCTTCTTCTTCTTAAACCATCCGGCTTCAGTCCCCATCATAGCGAGGCTTCCAAACCCTGTTAAGCCTTGTGAAATTGCCTCCCACTTCGACCTTCTCCTGGCGGCCTTGCCGGTGGCTCTTTCTATCCCCGCCCTCGACCGGTAAAAGCCTGCCTCTTCCCTGCCCCGTTCTAAGATGAAGCCTATATCTCTGGCGATATCTGCCTTTGTCTGTGCCTCTATCACCAAAGGAGCGCCAACGCCCAGTCTTATACCGCTTGCGGCGACTATACCTTTCTGCCGCTCTATAAGTCTGCGGCCCTGCTCCTTTCGTATTTTCGCCTCCTCGACACTGGCCGCCCTTGCCGCCTCTGCGCTTTTAATATCAATGGCAGCTCGCTGTTCAGCTATCTTTTCGGCTTGCTTGCCCTCTTCCAGAGTGCCCTTCATCTCCATCACAGTTCCGGCAACCATTGTACCCACCACCAGTGGCGTTATAATCGGGTCGAACCGCCACCTTGCCATATCCATATCAGTAAACCAGGGCGGCTTTCTTATTACCCAGCTGGGCTTCAATTCGTATAAATTGTTATGATTGCAAAAATCTGCAAAATTTTTCATTGACTCTTACTTTTTATATGTTAGATTTGAAATTATGCAAAAAGTACCTCAAGCTCCATATTGTAGTAGTTGTAACAAATTTAGAAATTCCGATAATATGTGTTTGGATAATCCGAAACAACCAATGAGGGTAGCCGGAGACAATACAGCTTGTCGATTTCATAATACACCTCCTTATACATTTAAGCTCAAGCTCAAGAAATCCATCAGTAATATCATACATCGATTTTTTTAAGTTCTCGTCCATACGAATCCTTGTGGATGCGCTTCAAACCCCAGATGTTTAAGAAAAGTCTCACTGATTTTGCTCTCAGCAAATACCCGCCAGAGATTATGCTTGTCTCTCGTCTCAATAAAGTTCCTTCGGGTTTCCTTGAGCAGCGAAAGACCCCTATTGTCCCGTATCTGCGGAGAAGAAATCATCCAAGCTTCACCAACACCAACGCAGCGAATCCCTCCGACCGCAACGAGCTTGCCATCCTCAAAAAATGACTGTGCGGTTCCAGTTGCGATATTGACGTTTGCTAAATATTTCTTCTGTTCGTCCAGCAGTTCGGCAAATTCGGGATAAACGTCTGCGTTCAATCCCATCACCGATAAAAAATCTTCAACTGTCATATTTTCAGTTGTAATCATTGGTGCAAACCCCTATAATAAGCGAGCCGACCGCAGTCGTGTGAACTGCAACCGGCTCTAACCGCAACCAACTTCATAGGAGTTGATTATGGCTGAACTAAGCATAACAAAACAATGCACTGCTTGTAAAGAAATCAAACCTATTTCTGAATTTCATAAAGACCGTAGTAGAAAAGATGGACTTCAGCGCAAGTGCAAGATTTGCCGAAAAGCTTACGACCAGACTGAAAAAGGCAAGGCTGTTAGGCAAGTTTATCAGCAAAGTGAACAGGGCAAGGTTGTTAGGTTTCGCTATCTGCAAAGCGAAAAAGGCAAAGCTTATCAAAAACGCTATTGGCAAAGTGAGAAATGCAAGGCAACCCAAAAACGCTATGAGCAAACTGATAAATGCAAAGCTGCCAGAAAAGCTTATAGGCAAAGCGAAAAAGGTAGGGCTGCTCAAAAACGACACGACCTCAAACAAAAAGCAAAGTATCCCGAACAAATAAAAGCACGCAATGCTGTTAATCACGCTATTGCTGCCGGCAAGTTGCCCCACCCCGATACTCTGCAATGCTCGTGCGGCGAACAGGCCAAGCATTATCATCACCACAAAGGTTACGAACCAGAACATTGGCTTGATGTTGTTCCTGCTTGTCTTGAATGTCATACTAAACTCCGTAATCAAGGGTAAATATCGTAGTTTGGCGTTATACTTCTGATGGTCAACGGCATTGGTTGCGAACTTTCGAGGTAGATTGTTTGTTTTTTGCGACTCCCAAACGGCCAATATACCTTCTTGAAACTAACGGTTGATGTGTAGAGGTCTTGCGCCGTAGCGTTTGGGTCTAAAATGAGACTGTTTTTGAAATTGATGTTCTCTAAAGTACCGTTTGCTCCGTTGGTATATTGACAAGCGCCAGTCTCATAAAAATCAAACGAAACAGTCCGTATCTTTTTGTTTGTTGCCTTGTCCTGGGGTGCGATTACAAGTGGCAAAGTCTCAAGTTTGGATGTATAAGGCAGTCCCGCAAGCACTCTGGCCGCATCATTATCAATAACAATTTCACCGTTAGCATCGACGACTTCTGGAGACTCAATGAGTGTGTCTGCGTAAATGGAAACGCTTTCGCCAATAAGATGGTCGAGACCACTGAAGCTATTTGCATCTGTATCATCGTAAGAAAGACCCGAATCGACATACCAGCAGTCGTTCGCATCGCTTCCCCAGTCGAACGGCTGGAACTGCTCGACATACCTCGCATTACTATCTTCGATAGTTCTTCTAACGGATACCCATACCTCATCTTCGTCATCACCGGATATAATCGCAACACTCTCAAAATCGCCGTCCGTTATTTGTTTCGTCCAGGCAATAACCAATTGCTCTCTCTGATAAGTCAAAGTCGCTATATCTCCGTTATTCAAAACGCACCACAAAACAGGGTCGGACCTTAATTGGAAAGCGACATCCTTAATACCGCTGTCCGTTATTTCTGGTGAAAGGATAGTTAATTCGGGCGAGAGATACTTGTCGAATTGCAGACTATAAGCAAACTCCCTTACTTTCCGGCTCCCTCTTTCGATATAGAGTACCGTATCGCCTGCAATAACTCCGCGAATTGACGCTGAACCGTGCCTTGTCTGTTCCTGATAGATTGGACTTGTCGGTGTAATCGCCTCGCTCTGCTCACCGTACTTGCCGCAACTACCCGCAGTGCCTACAAGTAAATAGTCCTGTGATAAAAGCCATTCAATAGGATTTTGGCCTGGTAAAGCGATTGTGAATGCCGATGTGTCCAGCGTTCCTTCGGTAAAATTGGTGTAATCGTCAGGGTCGGCCTTACCGAACCATATCGTCTGTGGAAAACTCTCTGAGCCGCCGAAAACAAGCCTCTGCTGATGGACCGTAACCGTCTGGGGCCATCCCCTGTAATCACTCCAGTAACCCTCCCGCCAGAGAGATGTAGCATCGGTATTTACTAAATCCGTTAAAACGGTGGCCACGGCGACAGTTCCGCTATCAACGCCGGTAATCTCAACGACACCGTGATTGTCCTGGTCGGCAATTGTGAATGTATAAACGCAATTACCCTCCCCCCAACTACTTCCCGTCACCCTGTATATGGCCCCCTCTACTTCTGTTTCGGCGGGATTATCGAAATTCGTATCTACCAGTGCCGTTAAGGCCGCGCTCCAGTTAGCGCCATCGTCAGAGCTTCTCTGCAAGGTTACTGTTCCTGTCCAGGTTCCTGTCGTTGTAAACGAATATCCGCCGACAAAATATGGTATTATGGCCCCCGACTCATTGGCGTTGATGGTTGCCGTGAAAACCGATGAGGCCCGCGGCTGGTCTATCTGCCATACCGACCCGATGTGTCCTGAAACAAAAAAGTCATCGCTTGCAGTAAGCGTAATCGAGCCGGTCGCTGCCGAAGGCGTTATCGTAAAAGTCGTATCGGTATTTTGTTCCTGAAACGGCCCATCATCTATCCCGAGCGCCTCCATTGTCCATAACGAATGACCTGCCCTTGAAAGCTGTCTCGGCTCGTAATCGGAATGAGTGATATACATAACATCTTCACTCTTTATGAAGTCGAGACCAAATAGGTCTGCTGTCAGATAAGGTGTTGTTATTTCGTAAGGAGTTGTAGAATAAAGACTCGCAACTTCCGTAGGCGTAAGGACATCACTGAATATAGAAACCTCATCTATCTTATCTTCCCAGAACTTTTCATTGGCATCATCGGCGGAATTGTTTTGTGAACCAATACGGACTGCCTCTCCTGCACCTTGCATTGCGGTATAGGTCGCATCGTTGGTAGCAGTGGAGTCAACAGCCTCGCCATCCACGTAAAAAATTATTCCATCGGCAGCGTCAGAGATAGGAGCACTATAAGTGCAAGTGAGAAAATGCCAGCCGAGTGAAACAGCATTATCCGTTACCGCAGAAACTTCAGCACTCGCCATCGTTTCTGTGCCGCTGCCGTCATTCCATAAAGCAGAAACATTGGCTTGTGTAAGTTCTTTATTAAATAAGACTACATTATCTATTAGACCGTCAAAAAACTGGCCAAGTATCCCAGTTGCATCATAATAAGCCCCAATTACAACTTTAGTTGCAAGATTTTCCATTGCTGTATATCCGGGGAATGTGTGAGTGGAAAATGTTGCGTCAGTTCCATTTACATATATTTTAATGCCCTCTGCCGCACTTGAACCTCCAGAACCATCGTATGTAACGGTTATGAGATACCAGTTATCAGCTACTATTGTCCTTGGTATCGCGTCTGCCTGAGCTAACGTCGTTCCGGGAGCACTTTCATCATACAATCTAATTTGTACTCCTCCTATCGCATTAATAAGTAATCTATATTCTCTGGCCTCCGACCCTGCGGTAGCATCATATTTACTAAATATATGCTGGATTGCTGCTGTACTACTGGCTTTGACCCACGCCGAAATACTAAAGGGACTATCATCCGTCCCGTCTCCAAAACTTAATTCAGCGTGGTCATTGGTAATAACAACGGATTCCGCTCCACCAAAATCAAAAGCGCCACTAATTTTACCAACAGCATTTACATCTTCAGTATTGCCTACTTGGGTAGTGCCATCGTGGGAGGTCGCATCCGTGTCCAATACTGTTGTGTTGGCGGCATCTTCGTTTAATTTCCATTGAGCAATTCTATCGCCGGATAAATCCGCACTGGCATCAGCCAAATGTAATTGCAATTTTCGGTCATTGGTTAGACTAAATCGCCATTCCCTTGCAGAATTGTCATCTCGCCATTTCGATAAAAGAACCTGAAGGTCGTTTAACTGTGTTATGTATGCCCAGCAGGCAAAACTGAAAGTGGTATCATTTGAATCGTCTGAAAAGCTAAAAGCGGCGGCGTCTGCTATTTCTACTGTATATTGACCATCTAAATCAAAACAGCCCGTACCGACTTTGCCATCAGCGTGAAGCGTACTGCAATCTGTCGATGCAGTGCCATCATACGTCCCTGCGTTATCTGCATTTACTACGGTAACACCCTCATCCTCATTTAATAACCAGTGGGCTACGAGCGCTCCCCCATCCACGGCAGTTAAAGTCTCCGTGCCAACACCATCTAATATCTGCCCGCCATCACGAAAGAATCTAAGGACTTCATTTTCAAACAACAGAATGTAATTATCATCTACGGAATGTTCGAAGGCGACCACCCTGCCTGCGGCGGATGAGGTTTTTTGCGAGGCGATATACTTCGTCCCCGGCCTCCTGAAAACCGGCCCCTGTGTGGCGACAAGCATATTCTCAATCGTGCGAGAAGAGGAATTGTATTTTTGAAAATCGCTACGAGCTTCTAACAAGGGAGACACCTGGCCAGTATTGAATGAATTGATACTTGGAGATACTCCAAAGGTCACCCCCGCTAATAAAAATAATATAAAAAATATCTTGCCAGCCCCCAAGAATCTGTTAGTATAAAACGAGCCGACCGCAGTATGTGCTGCAATCGGCCCTAAACATAATTTTCTGAATAGGAGAAAACCATGTCTGAAACAATCATAACAAAACGATGTTGCACCTGCAAGCAATTCAAATCGCTTTCGGAATTTTACAAAAGTCAAAGAAAAGATGGACTTCAAGGGTCTTGTAAAGATTGCCAGAAGATATATCAAAAGCGGGATAGACAAAGCAAAAAAGGTAAAGCTGCTATAAAGCGGTATAATCAAAGTGAAAAAGGTAAAGCTGCTCGAAAACGTTATGCTCAAAGCGAAAAAGGCAAAACGACCCAAAAACGCTTTCGGCATACTGATGAATATAAAGCCAAAAAGAAAGTTTCTGATAATCGATACCAACAAAGCGAAAAGGGTAAGAATACAAGAAAAGATTGCATCAAACGTTACAAACAGAGCGAAAAAGGTAAGGCTTATTATAAACGCTATTACAAACAATATCCTGAACGAATTGCAGCTCGCAAAGCGGTGAGGGAAGCAATTAGAGATGGCAGATTGCCCCGACCTAATTCCCTGCAATGTTCCTGCGGCGAACCTACCAAGCACTACCATCACCACAAGGGCTACGCCCCTAAGTTTTGGCTTGATGTTGTTCCTCTTTGTCGAAAATGTCATAGCAAAATACCTCACACTGCCCGATAACCGTAATTGGTACGAGCGTTTCCCGTCCCCCTCAAAACCTGCGTCCTGCCACCGGAATAATCTGGCACGGTTTTTGCGGAATTATTGAATTGGGACTGATTGAACCTCTTCGCATCTGGCACGGTCAGTTCTTTGTACTCCAGGAGCAGTCGCTGTCTGACCTCTAAATTTCTCCCGATAATTGGGCAAAGTTCGGCGGCTAATAAAGTTGCGATACATTCGACAAGGGCATCACTGAACAAGGTTGTATCGTCCTGGTCAATAACATACTCAATATAGGCAGAATCGGCGTCCGCATTAGATAGGATATTGGTAAGCAGAATAAGACCATCGCCGTCTTTATTGAGAATCGTTTGATACTGATGTTCCTTGCGAACGCCGTCCTTGGTGGTATAAGTCTCGTTACAATGCCGAACCATAGCGAAATAGTCGCTTGGCAAGCTAAAGGCGTAGGCCCATTGCCCGATTTCGGGCACATAGCTCACAATGCCCGTATCCTCAGTGTGGTCCCAGGAAGCCGTCCCCGTTACGTCTTGGAGCGTGAAGCTCGTGGTATCTACAACGGTAATCTTCGGTGTCGTGCCATTCAGGGAATTTACTAACGTCCCTACAATATCGGCCAGAAACACCGTATCATCTGTGCTGCGACCGTGTACCGTATCGGTAGTAACCGTAACAGTTCCGCCAGAAGAAACGATGGTCGAAATATCAACGTCATCCTGCTTCAAGTCATCGCCTAAATCGGCGAACTTCAAGCTCTCCCTGAAAGGGCACTGCATCGCGGCGAAGTCGGCTATGATTTTCTGCCGAATTATGGGGTACTTGATATTGCACCATTCGGTAACTTTATCCGTGCCATCAAGGTTCTCAAGAAACGCCTCACCACTTAAAGCATCGCCTGCACCACCGATTTTGCCGAGAGCGTTATTGACAATATCTACAAGAGCCATTATTTATTCCTTACTGTTCGGGTCGATAAGAATATATCTTCTGTGATTTTGCACCCTTCTAACGTGTTCATATAACCGCATAATGGCTTCTTGATATATTTCAGGATTATCGCGCCAATTAGGCGGCTTCCTCTCAGCTTGACATCCAACCATTATTACTAATAGGAAAATGCCAAGCCCTTTTTTAATCTAATCACCTTTTTCTGTGTTTAGGTTTCCTGCCTGTTTTCAAAGATTGTCCTGTTTGGTGTTGTGCTATACGAGCGGCGCTTGCCTTGCTCTTTCCTTGACGCCGAAATTTCGTATAAAGTCTATGTACCCGTGTTCCTTTAGGCATTTTTCAATTTCTCCTGCAATTCCTGGACTTGTGCCTTCAGTTGCATAATTGAATTGGTGAAATACGCAACTTCCGCAGGCGCTATGCCTGCATGCCCCCTATCACCTTGTGACCCCTGTATTCCCTGCTCGCCCGTCCTGCCGTTTCTACCATCGATACCATTAGTGCCATCAGTGCCTTTGGGGCCTTGCTCACCTTTCTCGCCCTGGCCTCCCTGCGGGCCTTGTTCGCCCTGCTCACCCTGTTGGCCGTGAATTGAGTCGCCCTTGTCCCCCTTGTCCCCTTTATCACCTTTAAGGCCAGTTTCGCCTTGTATCCCAATCTCACCCTGTAATCCCTGCTCACCTTGAGCACCTTGCTCACCTTGAGTGCCTTGCTCACCTCGATCGCCCTGTTTACCCTGCTGTCCTTCTATACCCTGTGAACCTTGCTCACCTTGAATGCCTTGCTCGCCTTTCTCGCCTTGAATGCCTTGAACGCCCTTTTGCCCTTTATCGCCTTGCGCTAAGACCTTCAAAGGGCCACCGCCCTCACCAGCAAGGAACAGCCCGCCTTCTTTAACCACTATGCGGCTTATGAGTTTTTCAGCCAACAGCTCGTTTTGGTTTTTTGGTTTCTTTTTTGAAAAATTGTGGTCTTCCATTTTTATTTGACTCCTTAAACGTCCCGCTTCCAGGCCTTACCTTGATAGCGGTTCTTGATACTGAAACTTGCAATCGGAATATCTACCGACTGCCCGTCTATTGTGGCTCCGGTTAAAACTACGAAGTAATCTCTTTCTTCCGCATAAAAGTTGTTTGCCGATAAATCAATGGTGCACAAATGCACACCACTTTTACCATCGAAATCCCTGTCATCTGTGATACCCGTTGGCGAAGTAACCTCGCCCGTACCATCGTTCTTATAAACCTTTATTGTTCCGGCTACTGACGGCGCTACTTTCGTTCCCCATAAGAAATAGACAATCTCCTCTTCCTCGTAATCACCAGCATAACCAAAGGGTATTACTTTCGCCGAACCGCTGTGGATGGCACTGGGTTTATATTCCCCACCGGCGATTATATTGCCGGAGACGGTATCGTAAGCGACTATAACGTCCCCCGGCCGTATGGTAGCGCAAGCGCCGAGATATAAGCGGCCCCGTGCGGTTTCGGTCAGACTAACGGCAAACTCCCTTTCAGTACCATCCGGTTGAAATACGTCGGCTTCGAGAGTATAACCCGTTCTTGAAATAACTTTAATTTCATCCGCAATGTTGCTTTTCCTTTCTCCTTAATTTCTTTATAACGACCCAAATAAGTATCAGACCGAAGCCCCCGATTTCAATTCGTATTTACGATTATTACTTGGCCTCCTTCTGCTGCCGAAGGCGTATAAGTTAAATAAATTGAAAAAATGTAGTTTGTCCACCATTCTGATGGGGAGGAAAAACTTATAAGGGTTCCTCCCGTATATGTGTTATCTTCTTGATAATAACTGTCCTGGCTATCAGTATCAGCGTACCAAGTAACTCCGGGGTCTGAATTTAGGCCCAGCCAATACTCAGAGGTGGCCAAAATATCAAGGGGACTATCGAGGTCATCCGACCACCATTGAACCGTATCATCTACAGTAATTGCTCCGGTATCTCTAAGTAGATTACCAGGTACTCCAGTGTTTTCAGCAAAAATACCCAAAGTTGGATTCGAGCCAGCACCTCTATCGCAGCCGTAAAAACTCATACTGGTAGCACTCCCATCCGAAGCAGGAGAGCCTTTGTAGTTTGCATATTGATATTTGGCTGAAGTAGTCCGTGTTGTGGCACCTGAAGACCAATAGCCGAATGTATCATTGATAATTACAGGGTAAGCTGCTGAATCAAGAAAAGATTGTGGAATAGTTCTGGTGTAAATATCATCTTTAACTTGAATATCACACCAAACCCACTTGCCATTTTCATCAACGGCTTTCGGTCTTGGGATATGAAGGACTTTGCCGGTGCGATAGTTTTTACCGCCTATACAATGGTCTCGTTTTGTTTTATGATAGACAGCGATTGAGCCATCTACATCCAGAGGGCGTTCATCATATTCGACCAGCCCGCCTTCGGGATAGATAAGACGTATATGCTCTACGCCATTTGCTTCGATATACTCAATTCTCGAACCAGGAATATGGAGGGACACCTCAGCGAACGGTGTTTGATAACAATACTTAAATTGACCGGCATCGGCAATCTTCAGAGACCATTTATTGCTCAAGGGTTTTTCTTTAAGAACCTCGACCCAGTGAATAGAGCCCCATTTCGGCCTGTCACCCTTAAACCATTGTAGTTTTCGTGTGGGTAAATCAAGAGTAACGACCTCACCTTCAACAGTTGGCTCACCTTTAATGCTTTCTTCAGAAAGGCATATAGTGTCCTCACCCCAGAATTGCATTTTAACGTGGGCTTCAAAGTCCTTTGTATTATCAGGATTGCCAAAGACCACCACGTTATTAAGATGGTCTCCGTAGAGGTCAGTAAAGGTTTTGTTCGACTCAATCCAATTAACTTTACTTATCGGGCTTTCTTTAGCCTTTCCTGTACGCAGCACAAACAAGAGAGCAACTAAAGACTCCTTGAGTAATTGCCGTCGTGTTTTCATACTTTTCCTCAATCTACATCTGCGTTAAACCAGCCGCAGATACTTATTTTTACCCAGCCGGGGTCATCAGTATCGTCAAAGTCCAGAAGCAATATGTGGCTTGCTTCTATGGTCGCCCCTGTGATTGTTGTTTCCGTTGTGTAGTACATACCCGTACCATCGGTGGCTATTGTCAATTCATCGACAGAAGCGTTGTTGGCCCCGTCCGCATCTTCTTCTTCAACATTTAAAACCGTGTCATCGGTGTCAGACCAAGCCTCGATTTTCCAGACCGTGAAAGTCATACCAGTCTCGTTAGACCAGATAGGGCAGGCGTCACGAGTGGCGTCAGCCAGGTCGTTGGGCTTTATGATGGTACATTGAATAGTCTTGAGCTTGCGGGCATAAAGAAATTGATTTACTCCATCAAAACCTCTGAGACTGACATCATTGGCTTCACCCGCCCCGTTCGCGTCTTGTGTGATTTCCCCAACGGCATCTACATCAGGGTCATCAGCGTTTGGTATCTCAAGGGAAGTCGCTCCGCCAAAATCCCAGGCCGCAGTAAAGTCGAGAGCAACTGTAATATCCGCATCCGCTCCTGGGAATATGTCATTTGTCCCTCCCGTAACCGGAGCGGTAGTTACAAGGTCTTTTAGCAGGGTCAAAGCAATAGTCAAATCCGCATCGGCGCCCGGCAGGACATCATCTTCCCCGCCGGTTATGGGGGCCGTAGTTACTATGTCTTTTAACAGGGTCAAGGCAACGGTTACATCGCTGTCTGCTCCGACAAAAATGTTGTCAGCCGCTCCCGTTATCGGGGCTGTGGTTACGAGGTCTTTGGCGTAAACGCCCGCAACTAAATCGACTAAATCCACACTTCCGGTAGGCAAGTCTATATCGGCATTACCGGCAAAAGTTATGGTTGGTGTGCCGTCAAAATCCACATAGTTAGCCCCGCCGTCCCCGATTTGGAAATTGGCCACATTCAATTCAATGACGTGAGCGCCAAAGTCTATCTCATCATTGGCGTCAGGATTAGTTATATCATCCCACGCCGTAGCACCGCCAGAGTCAGCGTCCGCTGCCCATGTGAAATTGGTGGCTGCGTGATTATAGGTCAGAACGTAATTGTCCTCACCTGCACCTGGAGCGTTTGTTACATTCAGGTCTACTTCAGTTACAGTACCATCTTTAATATCTCCTGTTACTACGGTAGAATCAGCAAGCTCGCCTTCAGCTATGTTTCCCCAAGAAACTGCCCCATCCGTAGTCAAGTCTGTCATATCGCCCCAGTCGATGCTGTTATTGTCTATGGTATCGTTGGCAATCATCTCACCATCCAGCAGGTCGGAGCCGTCATCAATCCTGTTCGTTCCTAAAGTAAAAGGGTCGCCGGTAGTGATGGTTATACCGAGGTTAAATGTGCCGAGGGCATCCCAGCCGACAGCATCCTCCTCATTGACGAGTGTTTTGTCGGCTACAATGGTGTTTAATTCCGCGAAGGTGTCTATTGTATCGAAGAGGTTGAGTACGGTAATCTTTTTGGAAGTCGCTGTACCAGCTACGTCATCAACGATACAAAGAACATCAGCATCGGCAACGGCAGTAAGTTCAGCAAGAGCAGTCCATTTTACATCCGCCGCGTATGCTATCGTAACACACACAAAAACAACCAAGGTTATGACTATTATCTTGCTTCTCATTTTTACTCCTTAATCATAAATCATCGTATTGCCGTCCTCGAACACCATTGTATTCGTGTCCTCATAAATCATCGTTTCCCCTGCAAATCCCCACGATGACAGAGCCGACCTCTTCCAGGTATTATTTGCGACAGCAACATAGACATAATCACTGTCCCAGCAAATGTCCCCCTGAGTGCCTGTATCGCTTGGAGCCGATGGCGTTTTCGCTGTCGTCACTCGAATGCTGTTAGAATCAACTGTGAGGCCGCCTCCCTCGAATTTCCAGTAGTCATTTGTCTTATCGTACGACAATCTTCCTAAAGCTGCTAAATCATCGGTGGCGTCTACTGCTACAATGCCACCATAATCGCTACCATCTATCATAATGGAACTGTTCGCATCGGGGTGGTATCCAATTATAGCGAATTGTCTAAAGGTAGTTAAGTCGAGCTTTGTTCTATCTAATCCCTGATTACCAAGAATCCAGGTAGTATATTGAGCCCACCCGCTGCTGGCTATATGGTTGTCATCAACACCTTCAAAATAAACATTAGCTAATAAAGTGTAATAATTCTTACTGAAGTGAATACCATTGTGTAATCCCTCAAGAACTGCGTCATAGAAACTATGATTATAAAAATTCTTGCTGGGGTCATCTGCAAAGTAAATTCCCCAGCCAGCACCCACTACCGGTACACTTGCATCACCAGAAGCCCCGCCTGTTGGACTATAATCGCCATGACGAATAGAACTGGTTCTTTCCCAATAATTAGCATCAGCTGTTCCTTGTGCAGTTGATATTACCCAAGTGTCAGTATTGTCCCACCAGATATACCATTCCTGTCCAGAAAGTTTGTAAGAAGATTTGTCATTGTATTCGTTATGGTATTCAAAAGTTCCTGTTATATCAGGGTCTAATGTCCCAGTAGCTTCATAGGTTATGACATTCCTTTTAGTTCCACTATCTACCCATATTCTACCGCCGTGATAGCTGTTGGCGTTTAACCATCCGTTGTTTTGGGACTTGAAATACAAACCGTACTTTGCACGCACAGAGTTAAAGCTAAATTGATTGTATGAAATACCCCCACCGTCTCCGTCGAAGTAAAGGCCGTAGGTAAAATGCCAGGATAGGTTAATATTAACTTTACAGTAATTCAATCGCTTGAATTTTATTCCCCAATAATTACTGTCCCCCCAATCTACTGTATTATGCCTCACACCATTGATGTCGATATTACATTCCATTAACCTCTCAAATGTGATACCACTACAATCATTGGCCCTTATAATCCCATCGAAAATAAAATTACAAGACTGAAGGTTTGCATCATTACTTCCAGCAGTAAGGACAGAAGTTGTATTAAAGTCGCCCGCTGGTAGATAAAACGTATCCCCATCAACCATAGAATCTAAAGCGGCTTGGATGGCATCCGTATCATTAGCATCACCGTCCCCGACAGCACCGTAATTTTTGGGGTTAATCCAGTCGAGATGCGCAGCAAAAGGGTCAAATATCGGCCTAACAACACCACCGAGACAAATGCTGCAAAATAATAGAGGAACTAACAATATTAGCTTTTTCATACTTAATAACCAGTTATTTCGACCGTTGTGGCGTGGGCATACGTGGTTGGGCATAGCCCTATCATCTTGGAGCCCATTACATCTATGCTCCATTCCGCGATGTAGTCGGCGTCGGCTATGCTCATTATAGAGGCGGCCTTGTGCCAGTTCGCGTTGGTCTCAACCACCTCATCCGCATATTCCTGACCGGAAGTTGTTGCGGTTTGCGTACCAGTAACCCAGGTCAAAGTAGCGACCCTGTTATAGTGGTCGGAAACAGAAGACATCAAGAACACATCCGTAACCGTACTGTCCGCCGCAGTTGTTGTGCTGAGCCTTATCCGCACTCCGTTCCAACCGGGTTCTATTAAACAAACAATATTATTGGGGTCGGTTACGTTAAAAGTTGCGGCGGTCCGGGCGGTAACAGCCGGTGTGGTGGCACCGGCAGAGAACGTCCCTAAAGTTTCCCAGCCATCCTGTTTGGTAGCTAATCGGATTTCAGTCTTGCCGCCAACAAAATCAATAGGTTGTGCCTCAAGCACATAGCTCGCCATAACAAGCCCCAGAAGGACTAACATCACAATCGATATTTCTTTTACTTTTCGCATTGTCTTGTCTCCTAAAATTAGTATCTTTCTCGTAAAGTGTCGGGGGATTCAGTGCCCCTGCCGGAATTGTATATTTTACTGACCTGTGAGGGGGTCAGCACGGTGCTGAAGAACATTACATTGTCAATGAGACCGTTGGTGTATGCTGCGTCCCGTTTACCTATCACAACGGCAGCACCAAGACCACTATCAATAGCAACAAAAGTGCCGTAATTATAAGTGGTTTCATCAACCCGCACGCCGTTCACATATATTTTTATGCCGGAGCTGGATATACCTCCGTCGTAAGTCCCGACTATGTGAAGCCAGCCCAGCCAGTCATAGAAATCCGTATCCTGGTGCGGCTCTGCTGAAATTTGGGCGGTGCGGCCTATCCAGGCCGCAGCGTCTTTGTCAACAAGAATGAAGTATATGTAATCATCATCGTACAAACCAAAATCCCATTCACCATTAGTGAACAGAACGCCCTTGGTCGCTAAAGGGCAATCTTCTGAATCATTTGGATTCATCCAGCCGGAGATACTAAACGGAGTAGAGATAGGTGTGAAATCTGCGTGGTGGGCTACCTCAATGTAATCATCTGTCCCATCGAAATCCAAGGCCCCATTGATTTTGCCCGAAACATCGTGTGCATCCGTATTGGGGTCGCCGGTAGCATCTTTGAATGTTCCATTATGACTTCCAGTCTCATCAATAATAACATCAGTAGCAAGATTATCATTCATCTTATAGTGGGCAACGAGACCCGTACTTGCAGACTCGTATCTCTGGCGCATTCCTAAACTCGTATAAACCAATACCAGAAGGACAATAAGTGCCAATTTTCTCATTGTTCTCTCTCCTTAAATTCGATGAACGTCAATATAGACAGTCGTGCTGTTTCTTGTCGAAGCTATGAAAAGAAATCTGTCGTATCCGTGGGTATTGAGGACGTATCTGGCAATATGGTCATCGGTCGTTATGGGTACAACGGCCTTCGTATCGGTAATCCAGTTTTCGAGGGTTACGGCTATGCCATCGGCGAAAAAGATGGTCGAGGAGTATTCCTGCAAACCCTCTTTAATCACAAGCTGCGATATTCTCGTGTAGTGGTCCACGCCATTAGAGGCATAAAGCTGCAAGGTGTTCGTTGCAGTGTCATCGTCAGAGTCCGACCGGAACCGAAATTCCAGGGCGGGGCTTCTCGTCTTCGTATAATAAATGGCCTTATTCGCAGTGGCCAACGCCTCAACAACGGCGTCGGTCCTTCCCGTTGCGGTAAGGGCCGCTTGCTGTACGGTTATTGAGCCGACATTGGCCCACTTGTTTTTATCAACGTATGACGAACTTTCCTTGAACATTGACATCTTCTTGCTCCTAAATTAAAAAAGGACGAGCGAAACTCGTCCCATTTATCCGCCGTAGGCGGATTAAAGTTAAACTATAACTAAACTGCTTTACTTCTCCGGCAGTAGCGGCTCTATTCTTTTATCCGGTTTCGTTGGGGCAATTATGGGCGTCTCTACCTTGAGTCTGTCCAATTCCCTGTTTAGTTTGAACACCTCAATTTGACTTTTCAGCCGGTCGGCAACCAAATAGACTTCCTTGGTCTGTGCCTTATATCGGCGTACCGTGTTGGTGGACATGTACCACCATATTCCACCGCCTATACACAATAGTAAGGCAATGAAAATCACTTCGTACTTCCATTTACTTATCTTCATTTCTCTATCCTTAAAAAAAGGGGGCAGCTTTGTGCCGCCCCCCGTAACAAACTTACTCAGTGGATTCCCACTCAATCTCCCAGAAATGAACATCTACGGAAACACCGTCAGCAAAATCAGTTGCGCTGGCGTCAACCCAGAACATAATACATACCGTATCATCTACTGCAATGTCCTCAACTTCAAAATTAAGCTGAGTAACAAGCAGTTTATTGTTGTCCGAATCGGCGTTATCAAGGTTCGTATCGCCTTCGGTGAAGGCTGCTCCAGCTTGATAAAGAGCTTCGCCGGCAGTACCAGCGGTTCCCTGCGCAATGGCCTCAACGGTCATATCAAACACTACGTCATCGTCATCTACTTCAGCCGTTGCATAACTCCAACCGACATTAAGACGAGCGGAATTAGCTATGTAACCATCAGGCACGTTCCAGAACAAATGGACAATCTCATCACCACCAGAGTCGGCTTCAAACTGCCATGCCCAAAGTTTGCCTGTTCCGTTTGAACCTAACGCACCAATAGTAGCAGGTGCAGAACCACCGTCAGGAACAATATCGCTGACCCCGCTAAGAGTTACCTTGCGGGTCTGGCCGGTTGTGAACACAACGGAGGAATAAGACGTTAAAGTAATCTCATCGCCTGCACCGCCGCCTGAATCTATTAGGATACCACCGTCATCAGATACAATCTCAATCGAATCGGTCGCAGTACCCTGGTCGTTGTGGATTGTGATTTCGGCAGTAGTACCGCCATCAGCCCTTATGGTAATGGCATCGTCAAGGTCACCGTCAGACTGAATACTGATACCACCTTCGTCTGACAAAAGCTGAATTGATGCAACATTCTCAGCCACAGCAGTTCCCTTGTCGGCGTGAATCTTTATCGTACTTGAATCGCCGCCATCTACCGTTAGCGAGATAGCGCTTGCAGCATCCTCTGAGCCAATCAAGGTGGTAGAACCTAATACTGAATCAAGTACAACATCTTTGCCCGCTGCATTAGCTGTTACCGCAATACCACCTACCGTAGAGGTCAAAGTTATCGAATCTGCACCAGTACCCTTCACGGCCTGGATAAAAATATTCTCGTCCGCACCGCCGTTGGTCTCTATTCTTATGGCATTGCCAAGGTTGGCAGTTGTATAAAGACCAATACCACCGGCGTCAGACTGTAGTTGGATAGAAGCATCGTGCTCCGTGCTCGCGGCAACGCCAACACCCTGGTTGGAATAAATGTTGATACCACCGGAAGTGCCGCCGTTTTCCTCGATGTGTATAGCGGCGGCATTGTTCTCTGTTGCCGTCATCGTAATACTGGTATCGGTAGTAACAGCGAAATCCTCACCAGCACCACCACCACTAATGTCAATGTCAACACCACCGGCAGAGTCAATATTGACAGAATCCGATTCACTCTCGGTAGTTGTCAGGCATATACTCAAAGCGACATCTACATCCAAGCCTCCACCGGCAGAGTCGATGTTGATAGCATCATCAACAGCTTCAGCGCCATCAATAATGACGGACTTGGTGGTAGAGTCGAGTGTAATGTCTCCACCAATAGAGACAACGGCAATAGTACCGCCTGCAGTATCGACTGTGATGTTATCTGCAACATCAATATCAAGGTTGTCTGCTGAATCCACATTGATGGAAGCAGCGGACGCAATAAGACTCAAAGCATCCGCACCAGTACCAGACGATTGTAGGATAAGACTTGCATCTTGGTCGGCTGTGGCTTGCGAAATAGTAAGGTCTGTGGCACCAGTAGAAGTCAAAGTAATAGTAGATGCTGCATCATCAAAAACAATCGACCCGACGCCTTCAAGGTCGTCAACAACACCAAAGGCAAAACTGTCTAAACCTGAATCTGTTGCTAACGTACAAGTGTTGCTTGTAGCCAGATTAAAACTAATATCCTCACCAGAGGGAACAGCAAACTCTATCTCGTTATTGGTATCGTTCTTAATTGTCTCGCCGTTTTCAAGAGCAAAGCTCAGAAAAGTCCCTACGCCGGTAGTAGCCACGTTCCAAGTATCATCTGTACCTTCAATGTCTGTCCCAGCCTGAGCAGCTTGAATGTCAATGGAGTTACCCGTACCTGCGTTATTAAGGTCAATGCCAAGCGAAGTTCCTGTATCTGATTGAACAAGTTGGAGGATAGTGTTGTTGGCTGCATTAGACGCTGTAAGGACAATTGCACCGGCATCTACCGCAATAGCGGCCCCACCGTCATAGGCTTCATCAAGAGATGCGTAATCACCGCCCTTTTCCAACGACACCCACGCACTGCCAGTATAGAGACGAATGACATCAAGGCTGTCGTTGTAATAGAAAACACCTTCTGCCGCAGTTGGAACGGTGGTGGGATTAAGGTAGAAAAAGTCTTGCGCCGTAGTGCCCTCTAATAGGTCTTCGACTTCGCCAATAAAATTGTAGAGCGGGTCATTGCTGCTTCCTGAAAGCACCGACCTTCTGTTCTTAACGTAATAATCCTGGTCATAAGTAAGGGCCGCATACGTTGTACTCGCAAGGGCAAGCAGTATCAGTATTGTTAGTAATTTTTTCATTTGAAGATTCTCCTAAAAAAAGCGGAGGCAGCCGGAAAGGATAGATAACCGACTGCCCCCTAAAAACTGTTACGACGGCACGGTCACGTTGGAACGTATGACCTGCTGGTTGAACTCGGTGGGAGGCTTGCCCGTTGACAATGAAGCATCGATGGTAATAGTCACGCCCGCCCCAAGGGTATTCTTCTGGCCGAGATACGGGTAATCCGAACCAGCCGTAGTGAGCATATTCACAACCTGGTTGCCGACGTTGAATGCGGCGATATGCCTGCCTGCAGTCGCACTACGAACATCGGTTACGTCTGCAAGGTCTACACAACAAATCTGTATAGCCGTACCGAGCGCGGCAGCAGTTGCTATGACCAATTCAAATTTCAAGGTGCCTGTGGTCACGGCGGCGACGTTTGTATCGACAACCCACCACAAATCGGTTATGGCCGTATAGTCTATCGCAGCCATAAGAATGACATTCTCACTAATTTCGTCCGCTTCAGTTATGTCTTGTGCCTCTGAAAGAACTCCGAAACTTTCCAAAATCATCTTTTATCTCCTTAATTAGAGTTTCTTTGTCTTTGCTATTAAGCAGTTACTTCACTGCATTAAGTTATTTCTGTTTCACCGCTGCTGGCTGCGTGATTAAGAGCGTCCAACCGGCGAATTATCACGTTCGGTCCTATCATCGGCAGTACCGTCTGGTAGATGTTCTTGTCCGACATAAAGACCTTCAGTTTGTCGTTTGCGCCAAGAACGAGCTGCGTATAAAGGTCTGCATCGCAGTACAAAAACCACATCTTTGACTTATTAACATTGTGCTTGAGCGATGCGCGAATGACGTTGTTTATCAAATCCGCCCCGGGTGAATCGGTGGCCCCGCATTGGACGTTGGCTATACGCTTTACCGCCCGCTGGTCCCTTACACAGATACCCTGCTGGAGCATAAATTCGATGATGATGTCCCATCTCCCTTCGGCGGCATCCAAATTGGCAGGGTCGGCATCAGTTCCAAATTCCTGAACGAACACCTCGCCCTTGTCCTCCATCGCAACGCCCATAGTCGGGTGGTTGGGATTGTAGATAAGGTGAACGGTGGTCGGGCCGGGCTGCATCAGCCATGCGCTTCTGAGGTCGCTGCCGGAACCGCCAACGTCGTAGCAGAACTCGCTGTCAATAGTTGTCCAGGGGGCACGGTTTGCAAGGCCGACAATAGAGTTTTGCACCGGGGTTGCTACGTCATCAGGGCCGCTCATAAGAAGATTGACCCACGATTGGCCCATACCCTCAACGTGGTCCTTCTTTTCTTCGGAAACGAGTAATTGCGATACCTCCGGTCCCTCGGTCTGAAGCACGTCCTTCGGGGACTGGAACCTGGAACGAACAGTGGCGAGGACCTCGACAAACGGCGTTCTCTCACTCTTTGACGCCGCCCACGTCCCGCCGACATTGACTAACGAGCCGGAAGGAAGCGCAGCTACCCTTACGCCCTGATGAAACAGACCGCCATTGGAGGGAATGGACGGCAGGTCATTTATGAGGTCGTTGGTCTCGACAAGGGTGTTGGATACACTAACCGCACCGCTGCCAGGCGCTTTTAACTTCACTACATCAAACAGGTTTTGCCTGCCAGTTGTTGTATGTGTTGCCATTTCTGTTTCTCCTTAAAAATAATTATAGACTTCGAGATTAAACAATTATTTTTCGGAGAAGGTGTCTCTTACGAGGCTTCGCCTTGCACAATAAGCCGTGCATAAAGCTCGCCGTCTTTCCAGCGGTCAAGAGGGGCAGCCTTAGCTACCGTATCTCTCTTGATTCGTATAACAGCGGTGTCCCTTTCGGGGCGCTGTGATTTTATTTTTGCCAGCCTAATACCTTTGCCGTTTTCGGCAAATCCTTGGCTGTTTGTTGTTCTTCGGTTATTTCCCCTGGCTTAGGTGTTCCCCCCCCACCTGATTCGGTTGTCCCCTCGGCAGCAAGTGGAGCTAATAAGGTCAGCATTACCCTTGCCATAACTGGGTTCTTGGTCAGCATACTATTGGCCAGTTCTTCGCCGACTTCTTCGTATTCCTCAGGTGTTATACCTGAGTTCTGAATGGCCCTGCGAAGAAGCTCCGATTGCTCGGCGACCTTTTCCTTGCTGCCAAAATGAGCTATCAACGCCTCGTTGGTCTTTGTCGCCGCATCGAGCTTATCGGTCTCGGTCTTTGCGGTTAGCGCTATTCTCGCCTTGGCCATCATCTGATTGTAAAAACCAACCATCTCTTGAGCATTGGCCTTATTAATCTTCTTTTCGACTACAAAAGCCTTGAAGTCATTTGCCAAGTTCTCATCAAACGAAGCGCCCTCAGCCTGCCCCGCCTTCATATCAAGTTCTGCCAGCCCCTCAATGTCGGCGGCGGTTTCGATACCGAGCAGTTTATGCGCCTGTGCGGTAAATTCGCTCCTTATGTTGTCGTCAGGCAGCTTATCTAACGATTCAGGCAGCTTGTAGGGCTTGCCTACGGCCTTCATGGCCTCAAACCCGCCCATAATGGCGGATTCCTGGGAATCATACTTGCCCATTGCCTTCTTAAATGCTTCCTGAGATTCAGGCGTTACCAAATTTGGGTGCTCAAATGTGTCTGTCCAGTTTTCCATTATTCAAATCCTTTAGTAATGATGCAAATAGTTGGCATTTTTTAGTTTTCCAACGAAGCCGTCGGATAGAATGCTGAAAACTTTTGTAGGATTCTTTTGGCATCGTTCTATTCCTTACAGACTCAACCAGTTTAGCAGTAGCCTCAAAAGTTGTTGGTATTCCAATTACTGCCATAATTTCCTTCATCCTTTCTTTGTGGGTAATAAAAAAGGCAACCTGATGATTTGGCACCAGATTGCCTTCGGTTCGCCGAACTTGTTATTCAATTTTATGAGGATTTTGTCATTTTGAGTTTTGGCATCTTCCTTAAGCCTTTTAACATCCGTTCAGTTTCTACGACTTTATAAAGGTTCCACAAACTGATACCTATACAAGTAAAAGAAACCACCATAAGTATTTGTGCAATTATTAAAACCACAATCTATCCTTTCAAGTAATTGATGATAATCTTGCTCGTTCAGAAATTCATTTGTCACGGATTATCCGTGTGTGCTAATTTCCCTTCAAGAGTTATACTAAAGGTGTGGCCTCGATAAAAAAAACCGGATGCTGTTTCGCCAAATCGTTTGTGTCCAATTAAATAATCAAGACCATATCGTTGTATTTGGTCAAGACTCACGCTATCTTCACGACAACAATCATAAATTGTTTTCTTTGGCTTTTCAACAATTCGACTCTCTAATACCTTTACCATAATTTATCCTTCCAGATAATCTATTGTAATTGTGCTCGTCAAAATATCCCGCTTATTGGGAACATAGTCCCTTACGACAGTGACTTTTTGGATGCTTTCAGGGAGTATTTTGGGCTTATGCTGGCGGCAGAATACACCCATATTGGACTCATCGTAACCCGCACGAATTACGTGGGCCGCCCGAATAGTGTTTATTTCCGATATACAGGTCGCTTGTGCCGGCTTGCCCTTTGGCTTGTCCTTGAATGGCCTGAAAATCTGACGCTTCTTCTTCTTTGGGGGTGGTGCTGTAACCTGCGGCTTAATCCGGTTACAAGCCATCTCAAGCGCCTCTGGGTCGGTGTAGGCAGCAATCTGCTCATCTGAGAAGCCGATTTTCTTCGCACGTTCGATAAGTGCCGCGGGTAAGGGAGTGTATTTTTCTTTTTCTGCTGTAACCTCTTGTGTTTTAAGGGGTTTACGTGATTTTTCGGCTCCGGCACCCTCGCCAGGACGAGTTGTTTCGGCTTCGGGCGGTGATGTTTGCTCTGAAGGCGATCCCCCCACAGCAGGCGTAGGCTCTGTGGCAGGGATAGGGGCTTGACGGGTTGGCCGTGCGGTTCTGCCTTTGGGTTTAATTGCTTTTTTTGTTTTTCGTGCCATAATTAACCTTTCTTCATTCCAAGCTCTAAGATTTTACCCGCAACCCTGAACAAGAACCTCTTTTGCGGCTTGTCTCTCTTGTAAAGTATTATTCCCGCTAAATCCTTGAAAAACCCCTTTTCTTCTCCGTGAACAATCTGTAAAACCTCGGCCAGAATGTCATTGTGCAGGGCAATATCTGCTGGCGTCTCTATCCTGATAAACAGCTTCGCTAAGCGATAGGCGAGAAAATCCTGCCCCGCCTGACGATAACCCCTGTATATGCCCTTGCCTATATCGTTGCTTACCATTTTAATGCGTCTGACGTTTTCGGCAGTTCCTTAATTAACGCCCGTTTTTTTCCTGTATAAAATAAACGCTTTAGCCGCAGCATAAATCCGACCTTGTCTGTTGGTAGCGGCTTCTCCTTAAATACCATTACAAAACAACCGTTTTTGTATATTTCATCATTTAATTGACGAACAGCGCCCGTTTTTTTATTAACTTCCCAAACGACACCATTTCTGTCGGCGCAATTGGCATAATCACCCCAATGCCCTTTATGCAAAATGGCCACGAATTTCATCTTGGCCGCCCGTTCAAACTTTCTATGAGTTCTTGCGTTAATCATTGTATGCCCTTGCCTATGTCGTTGCTCATTTTTTCCCTCTATCTTTAAGGATAAGGATAAAGATAGGCCAGAGCGCTCAATATAGTTAGAAACAATACCATCGCTCCCAGAGAAGCGCATACTTTAGAGGGCATAGATGGGCGACATGAAGTTGCAATTAAAAGGCAACCTATGCCCACTAAACTACCACCAATCAATCCCAAAATGCTATTCATTCTCATTTTTCCCCTTATCGTCTTAAATTTCTCACTTTCTTAACCCTCTTCATTTTCCGCTCAAACTCCTCAAGGGTTATCTTTCCCTCTTTCAAGTCCCAACGCAGGGTGTTTTCTTTCTGACTGGTCAAACACGGCCTTCTTCCATCGCCTTTGCCCATTTTATCCCGTTATTATCCCCGTGTCGGGCGTTATGAGCCCGGAGGGTTTGTGAACGGCGGCGGCCAATGTCATAGTATGCGTCTTGGGGTCATAGTCGGCCTTCATCGCCGCCCCTTCGGGCAAATCATCCAGTTCAGAACACTGAATAGTTATCTTGCCCCCTTGATTTGCGACAATCTTCCACAATAGTCTGTTGATGATGTTCTGTACCTGCTCGTGCTTGCCCTTTGACTGTTTCTGGAAATTCCGTCTTAATATTCTGGGTAAACCCATAATCTATCCTTCCACTCCCGCCATTGCACCTAAAACACTGTCCGGCTCTACTTTGCCGGAAACATCCTTACTGGCCTTGGCGATTTCAAGGGCTTTCGCAAGCTGCTCATCCTCCGCCCTTTTCTCCGCTAAAGCGTCCACAATCTTTTCGTATTCCTCTTTCGGCACTATATTCTTTTGCGGGAAGTCCAACGCCTCGGCTATATCATTCATAGTGTCCCACGGACGTATAGCCATTCTCAAGTCAGGGTACATTGTCATCAATGGCTCTAATGCCTCAATAGTCGCCTGTATAGGCTTAAGTGTCTGACTTATCTTCTGTGCCTGTGCTAATGCTCCAATAAAAACGGGAACTACGCCTATACTCCTAATCGGACCCTTGGCGTTGCTTAAAACAACATCGGTAATATTTGCCATTCTTTGTGGATTGAACGGCCCACGTCCCGCCCTCATCTCAATGTTCATCATGCTGTCATCGCAGCTTTCAAGATACCTGCTGTGCGTCTCGATGGCGGGGCTTAACAGCGTGGCCTTTTCACCGGCCATCTGCCAAATCTGCGTAGCTGTTACAGGTTGCTTTTGCGTCCGAATCAAGTCGGTGAACAACTGGAAAAAATCTACAAGGAACCACCGTCTCAAGGCTCCATCCTTAATGTCAATCAATTCTTTACTAAGTTCAACATCGCCAACCAGGTCCATTGATTTCGGCGGTCTCTCATATTCCCGCTCCGATACCCATATCTTACCTTCCGGCGACAAGCTCATTCTGTTCTTCATAGTATCAAGAGCAACAAAAGGCGGCCTGTTCTTCAGTTGTATGTTCTCCATAAAATTCTTATCTAACTGCTGCAAACTCATACAGTCCCAGATAGCATAAAATGCAGGCGTCCTGCTCGATACCTCCCACGGCTTCTTGTCAAACTCCCAGGTAGCAAAAGGCTGTGAGAAATAGCCCGGGCCTTTGCCCACTGGAATGAGTGGTGTATTTCTTTTATCATTATTTGCTTGGTCAATCTCAAGAAAATATACCGAGAGCCACGTCCAACCACCCACAGGCTTCTTCCAGCCACCATCCCAAATCGGGTCATCTGCCTTGAACACCGCCCTATAAACGACAAACTCATCATTCAGCTTGCCGGATTCCAATGCCTTATTGACCTCTATGGTCAGCTTTTCCTTGCGCTTCGTCCCTTTATCATCGTCCTCTTTTATGAAGGTGTCGAATATTTTTTTTGCCGTCCAGGTCTTGTCCTTTAGAATAACGCCCTCAATCTCATTGTCGTTATCGTAGTAAAGACGCACGTTCTTAAAGTGTTGGGGCTTCCATATCGTCTTTCGCTTAATTATATTTTCTTCCGCGAACATTAGAGGACTGCCAGCGGTCAAGCCATCGTGTGTAAACTGGGGCTGAACATCATAGAAGTTAGAACGTTGATACGCATCAGACATAAACTCTTTTATATCTTGCACCCATTGGTCTAACTTATCGATACCTTTTAACTCAAATTCTCTCATCTGGTATCGTATCCAGGGTATGTTTTTGGAGACAAGTGAACCCTGAAAGCCTGTTGCCATCATTCTCGAATACCACGGGCCGCTGCCGTTGTAAATGTCCTGGCCTAACAAATTGCCCTTGTCGTCCGTATCAAGCAGCTCATCACTTCGGAAATAGGCGGTGATTATGCTCCTGTTGCGGTTTATTTTGGTGTAATCCGCCTCAAGCTCCACCCAGCGGTCAACTATTCGCTCGTAAAGTGTTTTATCTCGCCAATCCATTATTCCCCTAACAATCCAGCGTAACCCAGTGTTGGCTTGCCCCAGTCCCTCGTTAGCATCGAGGCCCTTAACCGCTTGGTCTTCTTGGCCTGCTCTGATAACTGCGTAACTGGTCCAGCCGTTCTCTTGGCTTGCCCAGCTTCGACAGAAGGCATACCAAATTCATCAACTTTTTTCTTACCAAACACAGAAGAAGCCGCTACGCCTGCACCACCACCTAAAGCGCCACCAATCAGCGCCCCTTTCGTTGCAGTCAAACCACCGGCCGCTGAGGCAGCAGTGCCGCCAATAAAGCCGCCAGCAGCCCCGCCAGCGGCACCAAACATTGCACCCTTGCCAATATCGCCACCAGTAGCGGCAGCAGTACCAGCGCCAATGGCGGAACCAATAAGTATTGGTGTGAATACTGGGTCATCGCTCGTGTCCATTTGGCCTCCTTTTCTGCATTACACCGCCATATCATATAAAACCTTTTCCCCACGCTTCCCACAACGCCCACACACTTTATAAACGCCCTCTACTAATTTTATATGAAAACCTTTCCATTTATGACCGAATAACCAACAAGCTAAACATCTAAATAAGCTGGGTTTTGGCATTACACTGTTTTCCTATGGGACATTCATCATATTCCCATTTGTACCCACGAATAAATCTCTTTTTGCAACTTACACATACTACATAATGCCTGTTGTATCTGTCTGACCTTATTTTGTGCTGATTCTTTGCTTTGTCCATTTGGTCTCCTTTACACTGTTTTCCTCATTCCACGTGTTAAGACCTTGTTATTATAAACGCTTGGGGCATCTCGAACACCAGCCAAAGCCCTCTTTAACTCCTCGCTCCTTTGGATATTCTTTAAGCCCCAAATCCCATAAATATAACATAATCCTTGGTCAGGTGAACAACCAATGTTTTTCTTGACTTCATCATTGGGTAACATTATCATCTTACCAGACGCCTGCTGGACTTTGTATCGGCTCAAGGCAACTAATTGCCTGCGAGTCTCTATACTCTTAATCGGCCATACCTCGCACTTGCGTATCTTCTGGGCCACCCAATAGACGGCCTGAGCCTTAAGATTAGCGAACAAATCCGAACCCTCCGCTTTGGCAGCGGAATCGAAATATTGAACATTGTAATTAGCCGCATCAGCCACTAACCCATCGGCAACCCCTTTACCGCTCCCAATACAATCAACTATAAAGTTCTTTGTGCCAAGTTGTTTTGCCATTATCTTGGCCTCTGCGCAGACTTCAGAAGTTAAAGTCAAATGGACGTTCTTCTCAAGCTTAATCTCATTGTTCTCAATACCTTTAATAGCACAAATGTCTCCGCCAAAAGCAGGGTCAATGGCCACTATCCGATAACTTAAATACGGCATCCTCTCTCTAAGCTGAAAGGCGGCAATTAGTCTGTCCAATGCAGCGGACGTTATCAGTGTTCGCTCCTCGTCCGTTACCCGTTTGCATTGCATTTCTTGGTCATATTCGGCCTGTGTTAGTGTACCATCGGCCACTTCTGCAAGCATCTTATCAAGTTCTGAACGGGCGATTATGCCACTCTCATCAGCCGTGAGACGAGACGCAAACCATTCATCCTTGAATCTTGCGGCCTTACCCCTTGTGGGCAATTGAGCTTCGGACTCAACACAAGCAGCGATATTGAACATTAGTGTAGCGTGGTTAATCCCTTTAGGTGTGTAAAGAAACATCGCCCATCGTGCGTGTGTGGCTCCAGGAATGGGGTCTCCCGCGATAATAGGCCGGAATACCTGCGTCCAAACCTTTGCTTTGTGCAAAGGCCATTCGTCTAATACCACACCAGAAGCGTCAATGCCACGACTTGTATCAGGGTCGTCACTGCCGCATATTTTCAACATTGAGCCATTACCGAAAGTTATGAGCATTTTCTGGCCGTGGGGCTTCCAGCTAATCTCCTCTTGATATGGCATAGCATCCCATATCATTGTAGGGTCGTCCCAGACAACATTCCTCGCCCATACCTGAGTGGGTGCAACGTAAACATATTTAGACTTAGGGTTTCTACAACATTCTCGGATAAGCAAGTTGATTGCGAGCGTAGTTTTCCTGGCCCGCCTGTGCCATTCCAAGATAAGATAACGGGCGCCGTTATCGAAGGCAGCTAAGGCCTCAATCTCGTGCCAGTCTATCTTTTTGGTAAATCGCTCATTGGGTATCATTTAGCAGCTTTCCTGAAGTCCACTATCGCTAATGGTATCGGCTTGCCATCCTTGCCAGTTAATTCCATTTTTTTCACAATTCTTCGCTTTAACGCATTGTATTCCTTGATGCCCGCTATCTTGGCCTTTAAGTCTGTGTGCTGGAATATTACATAGGCTAATTGCTTGTCAACTTGAATATCATTCAGGCAATAATCATCGAGAAGCTCATTGATATACGCTAAAATGTTAGCCTTTGTTAGTAGCTCTGATGCTTGGGCCCTACACGAAGCGTAGCTCTTTTTATAGACTTCTCTATTGTCTAAATCGATGTCAAAGGCTATTGCATACGCTCTTGTTGCGTTGCCCATAAAATCCATATCTAAAGCATATAGCTCACAAACTTTGCGATGCCTTAGATTCGTTACCTTTGATTTCGCTGTTTCCTTCTTTTTAGCAAGAGAAGGAGCGGTGACTTTAGGTCCTTTTTGATGTTTCTTCGCCGCTTTCCTTCTCTTAACAGGTCCAACCACAGTTGAAGCAGATTGCTCCGAAGAATTTGCCGTTTTCTTCATAGCCTAAATCCAATCCGAGGTCGTCTTTTACGCTTTTACCGCATCTCGGACATCTCCTATCGAGCTTCGCAATGACTATTTGCTGTGGCTTCCCCCAGCTTATGCGCCATAACGCCTCTCTATAATTAGCGTATTCGGTTAGATTTTTCGACACCGACCGCTCCTAACTCTTGCCTTACGAATAAGTTGGGATACTGCCGAGCGGGTAGTTTTCATTTTTATTGCGGCTTGGCTATGAGTTAATCCGCAACCCTCGATAAGATATAGGGCGAAAACTTGCTTCATAGTGAGAGTAGGTCTCTCTGGCATTTCGATAACTGACCACCATACACCCGTTTCGTTAGCAACTTGACCAAGCGCAGCAAAATCATATTCATAACTACGGGGTTGTTTTTGTGGCGCAAGGCGTGAAGCCACAAGCAAACACACTCACCATTGCTGAGGTCGCACCTTAATTCGGGGAATTGCTCTTTGGGCTTTACGTGATGAGATTCCAGGAGTTTTCGTTCGCCACATTCCACACAGGCAAAGAAATCCCTCATCTTCACGTCCAGAGACCATCTTTTGTCCCTGTCGGTGTGATATTTCTCTATTTCAAACAGCGCCTCGTTTCTATCTTTATCCTTGCCCAAAACTTCCCACCCCTTTCCATTTCGGGCCAAAACGTAAAAATGGTTCCTTCTTTTCTTTACCCTCACCTTTACGCTTTCCGGTATTTTACGGTAGTTCATAAAAAAACCCGGCCAGGACAGCTATTATTCTGTCTTGCCGGGTCTCGTTCTCGCTATGTTGGGCAAGTAAGCCCGTTTAAATTCGTTCAGTTATGTCTTTATGGCATGCCGTGCCGTATTGTAATTGCCCTCGATAGTTCTTAAATAAAACGGCATACTCACCATCGGGATAATTTTTGCTGAGCCGTCTCAGGTTTGTAAGGATTCTTCTCTCCTTTCCAGAGACTATTATACTTGAAGTACCCTCCTCTGTCAAGTTTTTTTCTGCGGGGTCGCTCATTTTCGAGTCCTTTCCCGCCTTTTCCTTCTCCACTTGTCCGCCCAATCTCCTGCCTCCATCCAGTTGAGCCACACAACAACGCCGAGAACTCCGCTCAAAAATATAATGCCGAAAATCAGGAGCCGTAAATTGGGGTTGATTCTTAGAAGGGCCAAAATCCCTACGATGACAATTGCTGCCGTTAACTCAATCAACTTGAGTAGCAAAAAGAATAAAAACCTCATATCAGACTCCTTTCTTACTTATCGGCAACTCTATACCCCCCAATTTACACAATCCCCCTAAATTAAGTCAAGAAAAAAACGTGGGGGCTTAGTAGGGGTGCTCAATCAGGGCTTGCTCAAGCTTTGCAATTTTTCTTTTCAGTTGGGAGTAGTTGGGTTTAGCCATTGCCTCAATCATATTTTGCTCCAGTTCATTTTTTAACTGCGCTATTTCTTCTTTAAGCCGTTCGTTCTCGGCCTGGAGCTTGTCATATGCCCCAACCGGTATGCAATCATATTTAATGCCAGATTTCAACTTGCCTGTTATATTGGCAAAAACCGCTTCATACATACTCAATCTCCTTCCGGGGCTTGTTTTTTTTCGGCTATAATAACGGGCGGTTCGTCTTCAATTTGTATTGTGATTTTTGTTATACCACCTTTACTATCTTTAACGATTTTTTGCATCTTACGCTTAAACCGTTTGGCTATTTTAATTATTTCTTCTTCACCCATTGCTCAATCTCCTTTCAGGGAGTGCTTGATTTTCATAGCGGCCAAAGGTTCTTTTTTAATTTCTTTCAATAATCTCCGCAGCCGCTTGTTCTTGGCCCGG